CCTTACAACAACGGTCCGTATGTAAATAAGATTCTGGGGCCGGTCAACGTAATCACATCAACCAAAACCAGAGAAAGAGGGTTGAATTTCAAACACGAAATCAATCTAGTGTTTGAGTATTCTATCAGAAGCATTGGTGGTATCAACACGAAAGCAGCAGGCTTGGATATTTTGGCAAACGCTCTTCTTATGACATCTGCATCTGCACCTTTCTGGGGTGGTATGAACCGCTTTGCTCCACACGTAAGTGAAGGCGCGCACGACCCATTCTTAGGAGGTGATGCAGGTAGAGCCGCTTGGTTAAAAGGAGATCCTGAGGGATTCTTTAGCGCTCTTAAGACTCAGTTTACCGACATCCTGAGCAACGTATCAGACTTATTCAATAAAATTACATCTGACCCTATCGGTGGTCTTAAAGACATCGCATCTAAAGGTGCTAGCGAATTTATGAAATTAAATACAACAGCAGCTCGTGGTCAAGTATCAGGTCTTCACGCATTACTCACAGGTGCTCCTCAGGGAGAATGGCATCTTCAAGTAGGAAGTCCGTTAAACCCTATTATGATGATAGGAAACCTCGTATGTACAAATGCTAAGATAGAATTTAGCGATGAGCTTGGACCCGATGATTTCCCAACAGAACTTAAAGTGACTATCACTCTTGAGCACGCAATGCCAAGAGATAAAGACGGTATCGAGTCTATGTTTAACTTTGGTCAAGGTAGAATTTACGCACTTCCAAAAGGATACTCAAAATCTTTATATAGTGAAGGACCAGGTAATTTCGAGAATAACGGCCAAAGCGGAAACACTACCAAAACTCCTTCGCAAACCGAAAGCGGGAAAAACGGTCAAGGATCAAGAAGAGCTATCATAAAAGGCCGTCAATCCAACAGAGCACAGCGTCCTTCAATCGTAGGCGGCGAAGAAGCATACAACCAGCTATATTCGCCAGTCAAACTTGCGAAAGATGCGATCACAAGATCGGCACACGTATCTTTATATGGTCTTGGTACAGCAACGCCGGCTGACACACCGCCGGCTGAAACGACACCTCCAAAAAAGCAATAAAATAATTTAAGACCATGCTAGTATTTCCAACTTCTATAGATAACAAACCAGAGTGGAAGAGAGATGAGAAAAGTCCAATCATAATTGACTTATTGCAAAGCGACTTTGCAGCTCCGCCAAACAGCGGTGGATTGGTTGGTGTTGATCTTTTCTTAGTAGGAAAAGATGAAGCAATGCGTCCTGACCTAATCACACAGCAAATGTACGGGTATCTTTCTCCGATAGAAACTGTGTTAAAGTTTAACAATGTATCAAATCCCTTTGCAATCGATGAAGGTGATGTATTCACTACATGGGATCTTCCGTCTGCTAGAAATCTATTAAGACCACAGTCTGCAAACGCAACTCAAAGAGAAGACATCAGAAAACAATACATGACTCCAGAGAAGAAGTCTACGGTAGACCCTCGTCTCAGCGATTTCGACAAAAGAACACAAGCAAGGAAGCCAGATCCTTCAAAGGGAACAAACGCTCCAGCTCTTCCTCCAAATTTAGCAGACTTTGGAGATCAAGAGATTATGCTAGTAAACGGAAAATTGGTTCTGGGCGGCGCTGTTAGCGGATCCGGTGTAGAAGAACAGCAACCTGTATCAAAAAGCGAGTTTGTTGCTAAGATGATTAAACAAAGATTGAGAAACAACTCATAATATGGCAACAGATGAAAAAACAATCATAAGATCACTTTTTAAGCCAACCATCGTTTTAGATGAATTGGCAATGGCTGATGTTTTTTACACAACCAACGACGGCGTTCCTGAAGGCAAAAGAGGTGAAGTAACTGGTCATCAAGAGCAAAACAGCATGGGTACCGACTATCCATTGATTGTGATCAACAATTACACAATCAAATTAGAAGAGTTAGATACTTTTAGGATAGACTGTACAGGTTTTGTTCCAAGGTTGTTCCTGGTGTTCGATATGATAAACACTACCGCTTTCCAAACACAAGCGATGCCTAAAGACGGCGACATAGTCAACATATTCATTCGCGCTAAGAATGACGTTTTCAAGCCAGTTAGAAATGATTATGTAATAACGAAAGTAGACATAGGTAAAGGAGGAGAAGAAGGAAGAGGTGCTTCGGTAACCATCCAAGGTGATCTTTTTGTACCAAGAATGCGAGATGAAGTGGTTAAGAATTACACAGGTGCTTCATTTGATGTGTTAAAGCAAATTGCAAAAGACATGGGTCTTGGTTTTGCTACAAACGAAACTTCAACAAGCGATTCCATGAATTGGATCTGTCCTGGTGACAGCATGATGAATTTCATAAACCACATCGGTGACCACGCTTGGAAAACGCCAAAAGATTTTTACAAAGTTTTCATCGATATCTACTATCACCTAAACTTCATAAATGTCAATAATCAGTTCGAAGGTGACAGTCAGTTACCTGCGGCTATTTTGGATTCATCGATAGCCAAATCATTCTATCCTAACGATCCGGATAACGACAAGGTAGGTCAGATCACTATAGATAAGATGTTAACGAATATGACTGACTTTCAGAATACCAACTTTTTCGTAAAGCAGTATCAAGTCGTCAACAATAGTACAGCAGTCGCAAACAAGTGGGGCTACAAAACTCACGTACAGTTCTTTGACCAAAAGAGCTTAAAGTATTGGGATCTTTATATTGATCCGTTGACAACGACAGATGCTGAAAAGAACAAGATCATTCTCAAAGGAAGAACATTTCCTAAGAGCTCAGGAAGTACTGCGTCAGGTGCACCGTCTCAAGAAAGTTATTGGAAAACACAGAACAAGAAAATGTGGTTAGGCGTTCAATCAAAGAACGTTCACGATAAGTACCTATACTCTGAGATTCACAATGCAAGAAACCGAGAAGAACTGACAAAGCTCTTCATTAAAGTTGACTTACCAAGATGGAACCCTAACGTCGCAAACGGCGAAAAGCTACCGCTCTTAATGCAGAACATGGTAGACGAGCAAAAGAAATCTATGGATAAGACAGGCGACATCGCAAACGCAAACCAAGAAAAAGCATACGCAACAGTCGATCAATTTTACACAGGATACTATATGACGGATGGTATGACTCTTTCTTTCGACCGCATTGGCCCAGGAGGAACATTCTCTGAAGCTAAACAATCACAAAAGCCCGACTTTTATCAAACGCTGTTTCTTAGAAGACGTGAGTGGCCTGCTCCATAAATATATACTTTAACCATGAAATACGCAGATTCGATAACCAAAAGCTTCTTAACGTACGCACAGCCGAGAATACTACCCGGTAGTGCGGAGGGTTACATGCTTGAGTGGCAAGACCCTACTTACCTAGGATTTCAGTGGAGAATAATCAATACACAAGATTATTCAAGGACTAGCGGTGAGTTGGATCTCGACTACTACCCACAAGGACTGTTTCTTCCAGATGAAGATCCTGATTCTGCTGTAAGCTATTTTGTAAGAACCAACCAAGGAGCACGAGCTGATATGATAAGAGAATTCAAGACAGGATTCTTACAGCTACTTAAAGAAGCACCTTGGTACTTTACCAAAGTTTCAGGACTTGCTGATATTTGGAAAATAGCACCAGGCAATTCATATCGTGGTAAAGACAAAAAGATAACCATAGAAACAGAAGAATCTATCGACTTAAAGATAACTTATCTTCTCGACTTATATCGCAAAGCGGTTTTTGATCCAAGCTGGATGAGATATGCGCTACCAGAAAACCAGCGTATGTTTGCGATGGAACTTGTAGTTGCTGAAGTACGTCCTATGCAAACATCTCTTAAGAGTTGGATCGACTTAAACGCAGGTTCAACGGATCCTGGTATTATTCTTAGTGATGTAGGCGGACTTTTCCAAGCAGCGGGTAACATTGCCGACAGAGTAGGTGGACTAGGCGGTCTTGGTGGTGTAGCAGCAAACGCTGCACTTTCTGCATTCGCAGGGCAACTTGGATTCAGAGCACCTTGGTCAACAACGACATTCTTATCGTTTAGGTTTGACCTATGTACACTTGATGTTTTTACAGCATCGCCGAACTATTTGGAATCCGTTGGAAAAACCCCTGGCGAAAAGGCGATTAACAACATAGTGATTAACACACCTCTTATTTCAGAGGTAAACTCATACGGCTTGCTCGGGGCAGTTCTTAAAGAATCTTATTATTCTGCTGATTACAATTACAACATCAGGAATGTAAACGAACAGTCAAGAACCATCAGTGATACATTGGGCGGAAGAGCGTTCACTGGTACTGTGGAGGCAGCTTTGCGCAGACTCGCAGGTCAATTACTTTTAGGAAATGCTTACGGGTTTTCCGCGGCAACTGTCTTACAAGGTATACAAGGTTTTGCAACAAATCCTCTCGCAGCTGGACAAAATGTTCTTCAGCAATTTGCTGCGCAAGGAGGTATAACAATCGAGGATCTTGGTAATATAGGTTTAAGTGGACAAGAAGTTAATTTAATAGCCGAGTTCTTAGGAAATGCTATTCAATCAACGAACACAGGAGGATTGGTTGTTGATAACATAGGAACCGCTGTTGAGGATGGTATAAATACAAACTCATCTTTGGTAGTTAACTCCATAGGAACATCTGTTGAGGATGACGTAGTTAACAATCCAAACTTGGTAGTAGGGAACTTACCTAAAAACATTCTATCAGGTCCTGATATTGTTAAAGCTAGATTGGGTAACGTATATAGACAATAATGAAGACATTTAGCAAAGAAGAACTTATTGGGAAATTCTTTATAGGAGAAGTTCTTGATGCTAACGATCCCGATAAAGAAGGACGTTGTAGAATCAAAATCTTTGGACTTTTCAATTCCGAAGATCCTGTCATTGAAGAAGGCAAACCAACAGGACAAGTAACAAAGGTAGAACTACCCGTTGATCAAATTCCGTGGGCCAACCCTGCGAATGGAAAGTTTTTTGCAGGGGGAGAGACAAAAGGATTCGGTGATATATCAATTCCTAAAGTAGGCACAATCGTAAAGGTGGTCTTCCCTACCGGTGACCTATATTCGCCAGAATGGTCTTTCATACAGAACTTAAACGTACAAGCAGTCGAAGAGATACAAGATACTTACGAAGGATCACACATTCTTCTGTACGATAACGATGAACAGGTAAAGATCTTTTACACACCTGGGAAGGGAATGAACATATTCCACAAAGATTCGGCTATCATCATCAACCCCGACTCCAGTATCACAATTCAACACAAAGATACTGAAAGCATCATAGAGCTGATAGGAAACACTATCAACATAGTTTCCACACAACAAGTAAACGTAACAACTGAAAAGGCAGTGATCGACGCTTCATCGATCGAACTTGGTGAAGGCGCTGCTGAAGCTGTTATCAAAGGAAATACTTTTCAGTCAATTTTTAATGCTCATACACACATCGGAAACTTAGGTGCTCCGACGAGTCCTCCGATAGTTCCTCTATCGGGATCAGAATTAAGTCAAATCACTAAAACTAAATAACATGCCATTAGTACCTCAAACATTAAACGCCGCTCTTAAAGAAGCATTTGATAAAGCAATGTTCGTATTTGCTGAAACAATAGCAGATTCTCCAGCAGGAACCGATGTTGCCGACCAAGCACGCGCTGCTGCCGCAACAACGTTTGCCTCGCTTGCTGCGCCAGCGATTGATGCTTACATTAGATCACAAACAATCATCGTGCCTCCGGGTCAGGTTCTATCAGCAGCAAGTGCAGCCGGTCCCGTTCTCGGATCAACAACTGCGCCATCTCCGCCGGCCATCATTACATAACCTTATTAGAATCAAATTGGATATATAGTTTATAGCAAATCAAAAAATATGACACCAGAAAAAAATCAAACACCCGAAATCGACTGGGACACCTTAGGGCTTACCGGTAGACGCATTGTAAACAAACGCTTGTCCGACATCTACGGAGGAAAAGTATTCTGTCACGAGGCTTATGCAGAAGATCTCTGTAAACTCATGGCAGGTATTGAAGTGTTCAGTAAAGAACTTAAGGAGGGTATGGTCATGAAAATGATCGACATCCACAAAGTAACCGACAAAGAAATGACGATTACATTAGAAGGTTTAGCTGACGCAACCATTAAGTTAGACGGAGAAAGAAAGTTCTACGCAATGTTAGGGTTAACACAAGACGAGTTCGTTAGAAACATTCAAGATCCTGAGTGGAAAAGATCATTCATCAATCAGGGATACCATGTTAAGATCGAAGGAACAAGTCCTTACAATAGAGCTTCTCTATACGCAGGTCAGACCGAAAAGATTCGTAACGAATTCATGGCACAGATCACAGAGAATACTGCCGCATACTACGGAACTATCACTGGAAAGAACCACGGTGGTTTCATAATCAGTGTACAAGGAATCGATGGATTCTTGCCTGGTTCATTGGCAGCAACAAACATCGTAAGAGACTTCGACGAAATGATCGGTAAAGAAGTACCAGTTATGGTTGAGGATTACCTCAAAGAAAGTTCAACTTTCGTATTCTCTTACAAGAAATACATTTCGAAAATTCTTCCTCAAAAAATCGAAGAGCTCGACAGAGACAAGAAATACACAGGTACCGTTACTGGAACAGCCAAGTACGGAATCTTTATCGAGTTTGATGATATCTTTACAGGACTTATCCACGCAAGTAAAATGTCGCCTGAACTTAAAGAATCGTTTAAGAACAACGATATCAAGTCAGGAACACCAGTTACTTTCTGGATCAAAGAGATTACGCCAGACAAGAAAATCATCCTTACCGATGAAGATCCTTCAATTCGTCAACGAGAAATTGCTGACTTTAGAGATACCAGCTTAGGTGCGGTAAAAGGTGGGGAAGTGATTTCGGTACAGCCTTTCGGAACTTTGGTTAGATTGCAAAAAGATATCGTAGGTATGATATCGCAAAAAGAAATCAAAGTTAAGAAGAAAAAATACAGCGTAGGTGACAAAGTTATGGTCACTGTCGACAGAGTTCACAACGACAAGATCTATCTTACGATACCAAACGAAGCATAAAAAACACAAACGCGCAAATGAAAACCAAGAAGGTTTACACCAAGACCGAAATTCTTGACTCCGCTAAAGTAGGATTAGAATTTGAGTTCTATTCCTCAATGGAAGTTGTTGAGACCGCAAGAGCGATCGGTAAAGTTCTCAAGAAAAGAATCGTCGTACCGATGGCTCTAAGTAACATACAAGAACCTAAACCGCTATATCACTCGCCGGTCCAGCCTTCTTCATCGGTTTTCAAACTAGAGCCTGATTATTCTGGCGGAAAGAAAATGTGCGAACTTGTAACAGGGCCGATGGCGTATTCTGAAGCAAGGAACGTAATCATCAAAGTATTTGAGTGGATTCAATCAAACGGTTATACATCCGAAAGATGTTCGATTCACGCGAACGTTAGTTTGGATCCTAACAAGATTCCTACAAGAGTCGAGATTCCTATGATGAACATCGTTAAGTTCATACTAGGTTTTGATGAAGAAAGAATATATGATGTTTTCCCTAAAAGAAGAGATTCAGTATACGCAAGAAGCATCAAAGAAATCCACCCAAATGCTGTGATATTCTATACACCTACTACCGACATCAGCAGAAACGTTGTTGAAGTACCTGATGAAAAGTATTATGGCGTGAATTTCCTTAAAGCAGAAAAAGGCTATTTGGAATATCGTTACATGGGCGGTGAAGGTTACGAAAAGAAAACACGTAAGATTCTTGACCTAATCGACTATTTCATTCTTAATCTTTACGAAGTTCTAAACTTTGACGGAAACTTTAGTGCGAGCGATCGTGCTTACTTCAAAAAGTTGATGGAAAAACAACAGAAACTTTATGAAGGTTTCGTTAAGTATTCTTCTTTCAAGAAAAACTTCCCAGATTGCGAAGTAGGAGTTGACATGAGGAATGACGAACAGATTCTTGAAGCATACTGGCATATCGTCAAAGATCAGTTGTTCAAACTGTTAATGACAAGCGGTATCACAAAAGGTACTTTCAACTTTGACACTGATCTTTCGGTGTTACAAGTAAGATCCACTAAGATTAAGAACTGTGTCGCTAACGACATAGAGTTCGTTGAATGTGAGATAGAAGGTGTTCTTGAAAGATGTACCTTTTACGGATGTACGGTCAAGAACTCAAGAGTACATGACTGTAAGCCAGTCAAAAACAATAAGTTCATATCTTGTAAAGTAGCGGAATCTCCGCTTCACATATCGAATGTTTGCGAAGACTGTTTCATCGAGAATAAACGCTTCCCTATCAACTGTACAATTAAGGGTGGTGTTATTCGTAACGGTGAAATTGGAAAACTCGCAAATGTATCGAAAGAAACTTTAATCGTTGAACTCATCGAGCCATCTGAATCTCCAGGCAGTTACAAAGATGTCGAGAAAGGTGCATCTGAAGAGGACAAAGATAAAGGGAAAAAAGACAAGAAGAAATAGTGGCACGCGCAAGAAAAGAAGGAAAGTCCAAAAGAAATCGAGGCAATCAAGTCAAAAGATTAAAGTTGATCGAAAACAACATTAAAGTTCTTGATAAGATTAGCCAAGAACTAAAACAAAAGTAAAGTAAATGACTACTGATGAACTAATACAGATGGTTAACGACGAGATCACAGTATCGGGATCTCTACCTTATTCAATTCCACAAAAGGAAATGGAAAGGATCATCAGACAAGCTGAAAACTGGTTCTACGTAAACTACGGTCCTGCCGTAGAAACCACTTATTATGTTCTCCCAAGAAATCTTTTTGCACAAAAGGATTGGAAAGCAACTCGAAGTGTTCTTCTTCCCGATTGTGTTGTATCAATCCAAGACGTTAGAGACTTTACAGGCGGTGGTATCCTTGGAACAGTTGATACCGACTTTGCTGATAACCGTCTTATCGCGTCGGAGCTTTTCTTATCGCCTTTTCAATCAGATGACTTGGTACTTAGAACAGCTCAGTATTCTTATTGGGACCTTACAAAATGTTTCATACTAGAAAGATACGCATTTGACTTTAATCGTAACACAAAGCGTCTTAAGATTCTTGGTAGAGATCCAAAGAGAAATGTGTACATACTTACGTACACAAAGATTGAAGACTATAAGCTGTACGATGATTACAACTTCCAGAGATGGGTTACTTCGCAAGCTAAAATATCTCTTGGAAGACTACTCGGAACATTTACATTCAACTTACCAGGAGGGATTGCTGTTGATGCTAGTTCAATTAAGGACGAAGGACAGACGGAACTTGAGGCAATTAAACAAAGAATAGATGACGAGAACAGCCCAGACTGGTTCTACATCTTCCACTAATATGGTATGCTTAAAGAAATCTACTGCAGAAATGAATCGGATCCAGGTTACTTACCAGGTATCATAGAAACCAATTCACCTTACGAAGCTCTTCTTACGAAGATTCGTATGATCATATTCACAAACAAAGGCGAACTTCTCGGAGATCCCAATTTTGGTTTAAGTCTAGAGCAAATGTTGTTTGAGCTGGAAGCAAATGAAAGAAAGATATCAGACGCTTTCTACAGCCAGCTTGCTTTATACGTCCCAGATACTGCAAACATGCCAGTGGATATCAATGTATCATTTACTCAAGGAACAGTAAGAGACATCTGCTACATAGATATATACATAGACGGCAAAAAGTATCTTGGCGTCGAAGCAACATAAACAAACATAACCTAGATGGCTCTTCAGATATTTAAGTACAACAGGATTAGATTCGACCAGCTTTACAGTGATGTAAGGAATTTCATGACGACGAAATTCTTACAAGTTGGCGAAGTGTTTTCTCCGGCTAGTGCTTACGGGCAATTACTTTATGTTATCTTAGATCTTGCTCGCCTTATGTTTTATTACATTGAGGATAGCATCACTGAGTTAAACATTATGACCGCTGGTAGAAATCAATCTATCATAGGTCTAGCAAGACTTGCTGGTCACAGCCCAACCCGAGCAATATCTGCTTCGGGAACACTTATGTTAGGGTACAACGGTACTACCGTTGATATGTATGGAAATACAGTGATCATTCCAAACTACACAA